AATCGTTGCGGGTCTCGGTGCACGCGCAGGTTCGCCGAGACCCGCAACACCGCACACACCCCTACTGCGCAAGGGAAAATAAAGTGACTCAAGGAAACAAAACTTCTCGAAAGAATCGCCGCAACACAGCACCAGCGACTCACACAAAAACTGTGGCGGATCCTCTAGCCATCGGATGGGTATCCAACGCGCCTTGGGCTGCGACCGGTTACGGTGTACAAACTGCACAAGTAACTTCTCGATTGTCAGCTGCTGGCCATGACGTCGGCATTTTTGCTAACTACGGTTTAGAGGGTGCACCGTCGGAATGGAACGGAATGCGCGTGTGGCCACGCGGCACCGAACAATATTCTAACGACGTGGTACCAGCCCAAATGCAAGAACATTTTCAACGCTCCCAGTCAGACAACCCACTTCTCATCACCCTTTATGATGTGTGGGTTTTTAAGGGAGCACAATGGGATAACTGGCCTGTCGCGTCATGGGTGCCTGTTGATCATGCGCCGTGCCCTGCCGAGGTCGCTCGATGGCTTGCCAAACCTAATGTCACCCCGCTGGCGATGTCTAAGTTTGGGCAGGACCAATTACAAAAAATCGGTTTGGAATCTATTTACATTCCTCACGGTATTGACACTAAAGTTTTCAAGCCGACCCCTTTCCTTATTGGCGATAAGGGTCAGAAACTTACGGGCCATGATTTGATGGGGTTTAGTGATGACAAGTTTGTTGTCATGTTCGCTGCCGCCAATAAAGGTGTGTATCCGTCGCGTAAGGCTTTTGCGGAAAACCTTATTGCGTTCCGCATGTTCTCCGATCTCCACGATGATGCGGTGTTGTATTTGCACACGGAACAGCACGGAGCAATGGGCGGAATCAATTTGAATGACCTTTTGTCCGCTATCGAATTGAAGCCGGACAAAGTAAGGTTTGTCGATCAGTATGCTTATAGAGGCCCGCTGAGTGACGAATATTTGGCTGCATGCTATTCGGCGGCTGGCGTGTTTCTTGCGTGCTCGAAGGGTGAGGGTTTCGGTGTGCACGTCCCTGAGGCGCAAGCGTGCGGGACGCCGGTGATCGTTTCGGATTACACTGCACAGCCTGAGCTTGTGGGTCACGGGTGGATTGTTGACGGTCAACCGGACTGGGACCCGATGCAACGGTCGTGGTGGATAACTCCGAACGTGAATACGATTGTTGACGCGCTCGAGCAGGCTTACCAAAACGGGAATGGCACATCGGAAAAGGCTATTGCTTTCGCTGCCGGTTATGACTGTGACACTGTTTTCGATGAGTATTGGGTTCCGGCTCTTGAGTTAATGACTAAGTCATGAAACTGGCTTGGGTGACTCATCACCTCGTGAGGGAGGAGGAGCGGTCGGATGCCCTGTTGCCGGGGTTGTATGCGGGCGGCGCGGAACTTAATGACGCGGTCATGCGTTTCCACGCCCCTGCCGGTTTCGATATTGACGTGATCGGCCCGGATGATTGGGCTACGGCGATGGACTATGACAGGGTGGTCATTACCGGCACGGACAGGCTCACTGAGGAGGCTATGGTCGCGCTGGCTACTAAGTCCCCGCTCGTGTGGATTCAACACGCACAAGCCCCCAACGGGGCACGGAAACATTTATTCGAGCATGCTGCCCCGTTCATCACCATGTCTAGACTTCATCAGGCACACGAAGCCCGATGGTCGCGAGTATCCGACCATTTTATTCACTCGCCCGTGTGGGACGTCGATGAGGTGAAGCCAGGCATCAAAGAACCATTCGCTTTATTCGCCGCACGTAATCACCCGGCAAAGGGAAAAATTAACGCACGCATCAAAGCGGCGGAAATGAATGTGCCACTCATCGAACTATCGAATGTTGACAGGGCAACAGTGCTCGAGCATATGTCACGCGCTCGATGGTTCATTCATTTGCCGAAAGAATTTGACGCTTGCCCGCGTACCGTTATCGAGGCTACCCTTGCCGGATGCGAAGTCATAACAAATTCTCGACTCGTTGGCCGTCTCGAACCGGGCGACCCCAAGAATATTCTCACCGAACAGCCCTCCAAGTTTTGGTCCCTCGTTTAATCCCCTACTGCGCTAAGGAAACATTATGAGAATCGCTGTCACTGGTTCCGCCGGTACGCTTGGCAGTCCGCTAGTCGAGGAGCTGCGTGCTCGAGGACACGAGGTTTACGGTATCGAATTGCAGCATCATTCCTATCCTCAAACTTTCCGTGCCGATATTTCGGATTACCGTCAAATCAGTACGATTCTGCAGGATATTGACCCGGACCTCGTTTACCATTTGGCTGCCGAGTTTGGGCGAATGAATGGGGAGGACCATTATGAGCAAGTGTGGCGGACTAACGTTATTGGCACACGCAATATTCTTGAGGTTCAAAAGGAACTCGGATTTAAGCATGTGTTCGCGTCATCATCGGAAGTTTATGGTGAGGCCGGTGTGGACACGATTGACGAGTCGCTGCTTGAGTTGAATGCGCAACCGCCGTTGACAAATGACTACGCAATATCGAAGCGTGTCAACGAAATGCAGATTAAGAATTTCGGTGACCGTTACGGCACGGACACAATGGTTCTCCGATTCTTTAACGCCTACGGTCCGGGTGAGCGTTACCATGACTATCGTTCCGTGGTGTGCCTGTTTGCTTATCGCCTATTGACTAATCAGCCGATTACAGTTTTTGAGGGTTATAAGCGCGTATTTATGTACGTGGGTGATTTTATTCCTACGCTGGCGAATGCTGCCGATAATTTCATTTCGGGTATGACGGTGAATGTTGGCGGGGAGGAGTTTGTTGACGTTTCGGATGTGGCTAAAATGCTGCTATCCTTGACCGGTGCTGACCCTGCCCTAATCACGTATCAGTCTTTCGATGCGCATAATGTGACGTCTAAGCGGCCCGACATTACTCGGGCTAAGGGTTTCCTGTCGCATAATCCACAGACAACTCTTGCCGAGGGTTTGCCTTTGACTGTGGATTGGTTGCGCAAAACTTACAATATTGGAGGATGACTTGATGCCGCGCATAAAAGCATCCTTGCGTTCTGCGGGTTCGATTGTTGGCGGTGGCAGGATTAGGTCGCCTCGAGCTGCTAATGCGGTAGCGTCTGGCGGTGGTGGCGGTGGAACTTTCTCGGCTACTGGTGGAACGAAGTCCACTAATGGTGCATACACCTACCATTTGTTTAATTCATCCTCTAGTTTTGTTGTTGCTTCTGGCAGCGCGACTGTCGAGGTTCTGTGTGTAGGTGGTGGTGGTGCTGGTGGAGTGCTTTGGGTTGCTGACGAAAATCCTGACTCCATAGGTGGTGGTGGCGGCGGTGGCCGTTACTCGCTGACGACGGGCATTAGTGTGTCAACAAATAACTATGCCGTTGTTGTCGGTGCAGGAGCAACACAAGCCGTACCGACCGCCGGTTCGTCAACTTTTGGTGCAACGTTAGCGACTGCTGCGGGTGGTATTAGCGGTGATGCTTCTGGTGCTCAACCTGCAAGCTCGATTGGTTCGGCTGGAATTGCCCCATCCGGTAAGGGTGGTTCAGCGCAGAACGGTGGCGCGTCTGGTGGCGGGGCTTCGTTCTCCAATAATGGGTTTATTGCTACCGATCAGGGTGCCGGAATTTATAAGGGCGGTAACGGTGGGGCTGGTGTAACGAATCCTTGGCCTGTAGGGGCTGCTGCTTTCTCTGGCGGTGGCGGCGGATCGTCATTCTTTGGAACATATCAGGGCACTGGTGGTTCTGGCGGTGGCGGTGCAGGTAACGCTAACGGATCAAATGGGGTTGCAGGTACTGCCAACACTGGTGGCGGTGGAGGCGGCAGCGGGACGGAAAATCGCGCTGACGGTGGATCTGGTGTTGTGATTGTTAGGTACTTGACGTGAACTACCTAATCGTTCGTGACGGAATTGTTGAGAACGTGTGTGTAGTTGAGGAATCGGAAGTCGATTCACTTGCCGCACTGTTGGGTTGTGAACTTGTTCCCGTTGACGAGACTCAGACTGAATCGGTTATCAAATTGGGTGACGAAATTCTGCTAAGCCCTGCGGACGCTGGCGCTGTGCAAGTTTTACCAAACTAGGAGGAAACAAAATGGCTGTGAAGCATGGAACAGTGAGCCTCACCACCGGAGCCACATCGATGCTCAATTTGACTGAAACTGATGGCAACGTCGGTCAGTCAATTATTGTTAGCGTCGATTCGGGAACCGCGTACCTTGGCGCCAGTAACGTTGCCGGAACCGCGTACGGTTACGCGCTGACCTCCGGTGTTGCCCTGGCCCTTGACTTGCCGCCGAATGAAGTCCTCTATGGTATCGCTGCTGCTGGCACCGTCACTGCTCGAGTTCTTGCCGTCGGGGCGTAACCGTGGCAATCGTTAACGGCTATTGCACACTTGCGGAAGTTAAGGCCGCGCTACGCATCACCGACAATGTCGACGACACATTGCTTGAACTTTCTGTTGAGGCCGCGTCGCGCATGATCGATGGAACGTGTGAGCGCGTGTTTTATAACGCCGGAACTGCGACACGCACATTCGCTGCCGAACGTCCCGACCTAGTCCAAATTGATGACTGCCAATCCATCACAACATTCCGCACGTCAACAAACGCCGACTACATTTACGACCAAACATTCACGACAACCGACTTTCAACCGGAGCCACTTAATCAGCTCGTTGCCGGCCAGGTCACACCGTTTACTCGAGTACGTGCAACCGGCGATTACAGTTTCCCTGTCGCCTCGAGTGTTGCGACTGTACAAATTGTGGGCGTGTGGGGTTTCGCTGCCGTGCCCGTAGCAATTAAACAGGCCACTATTTTGCAAGCGTCACGCGAATTTAAACGCTTCGATTCACCGTTGGGCGTGGCCGGGTTCGGTGACATGGGGATGCTCAGGGTATCTCGATACATTGACCCTGACGTCGAAATGCTTGTGCGGCCCTACGTGCGGAACATTGTTGGGGTTTGGTAATGGCGACCGTCACTGAACTGAGGACCGGTCTCGCCACTCGACTAGGCACCATCAGCGGGTTGAGAACTTCCGCCACAATCCCCGACCAAATTAATCCGCCGCTTGCTGTCGTATCTGTCGAAACTATTACTTACGACGAAGCATTTAGTCGTGGCCTCGATCAGTACACGTTCATGATTACGCTGCTAGTTGGCCGCGTCGCAGAACGTAGCGCACAAAACAGTTTAGATTCCTACCTCGCCCCTACGGGTTCGGGAAGTGTGAAAACTGCAATCGAGGGTGATAGGTCATTGGGAGGAAAAGCCCAAACATTAAGAGTCACCGAAATGTCAGGCATCACACCTGTCACTCTCGGCGATGTATCATATTTATCGGCGACTTTCATGGTCACCGTCTACGCCTGAGGAGGCAAAAAATGGCGAAATACGCCGCTGTTGATCACAATATTACTATCAATGGGACAGCGTTTTCGACTGCCCTCCAATCCGTAGAACTCATGGTTGAGTCTGCGGAACTTGAAACGACCGCTTTTGGTGGAACATTCCGTGAGCGTATCGCTGGCTTGAAAACCGGTTCAGTTACATTGAACTTTTTTCAGGACTTTGCTGCCGGTGCTGTTGACGCTGTGCTTTTCCCGTTGCTTAATTCGAACGCGACTGTCGTAATCAAGCCAACGTCAGGCACCGTGAGCGCGACAAATCCTGCCTATACTGCGGTCTGTTTGGTAACCCAGTACACCCCATTTTCGTCATCCGTTGGCGATATCAGTACGGTTTCAGTGACGTGGCCCACCACGGGTACCGTGTCACGCGCGACCGCATAACTTCTCAATCCGACAGAATAGGAAACCTGCGCCATGAGAATGCAACTGCACGTAGATTATGCGAACGGGTCGGGTGTCGATGTCACCGTGTCGGCACCCGACTACGTTCGATTTGAAGAAAAATACGACCGTTCCGTGACACAACTTGAATCCAATTTCCGTCTCACCGATTTATGTTTCCTTGCATGGTCCGGACTTTCTCGCGTGGGAAAAACTGACCTCGACTTTGACGCTTGGGTAAACACCATCGATGGTGTAGGTGGAGTGGAGGACAGTAAAGACATTGTCCCTTTGGAGATAAGTCAGCCCATTGGCTGATTGCTCACCTCGCTGTTGAAACTGGTATTGCCCCAAGCCAGTTACTGCTCGAGTCCGATCGGATGCTTTTCACGATGTCTAGGTATTTGCGTTGGCGTGCCCTTGAATCAAACCGCTAGGAGTGCACGTGTCAGACAATTTGCACGTGGAAATAAACGCTCAAAAGGCGTTGCGCATTTTGAAGCTTCTTGACAATGACGCGCGTAAGTCTTTAGAAAAAGAATTGCGCGGCATTCTTAAGCCTGTTGCGGATGAGGCAAAATCTAAAGTGCCTAGTGTCGCTTTATCTCAATGGTCTAAATATGGTTGGCGTAGGCGCGGATCACTCAGCTCAAAAGATTACGTTTTGTGGAATGCCTCAAAAGTCAAGTCCGGTTTTCGTGTCGCCCTTGGCAAATTAAAAAGGTCAGGCACAACAAAATATTCAAGTGTGGTTGTTGTCCGTAACGCGAATCCTGCCGCCGCTATTTTCGAGTTAGCGGGACGCCGAACCCCTGGCTCCAAATTCGTGAAAGGCTTAATGAATTCGGGGCACGGGCCTGAGCCTCGACTCTTGTATCGTGTGTGGGATAAGAAAACCCAAAACGATAAACATCATTACGAAAAGCAGGTCGCTGACGTAATGCGAAAACTTGAAATGACTGTGCAAGCCAAACTGAACGAAAACTTGTAAAGGTGGTGAACTGTGGCTGTCCAAATCAAAATCGTTTCTGACTACGATTCGAAAGGCGTGTCAGCCGCACAACGGGATTTGGCTGGCCTGTCTAAGTCGACGAGCTCGATGGGTAGCAGTTTCGGTGGGGCAATGAAAGGCATTGGGGCTGTGGCCGCCGTGGGTGGGTTGGCGGTTGCCGGGGTTGCCACGGCGCTCGTGGGTATGGGTAAGGCTGCACAGGAATCGGTCGGCATCACTAAGTCCACTGAAGCCATCATTAAGGCTACGGGTGGCGCTGCCGGGGTGACGGCGGAGGAAGTCGGAAAACTTGCGACCGCTATATCGAACAAAACCGGTATCGATGATGAACAGATTCAAGCCGCACAAAATCTGATTCTCACGTTTAAGAATGTGAAGAATGCTGGCGAGGGTCAGGCAGCAATGTTTGATAGGGCTACGGTTGCCGCCGCAGATTTGAGTGCTGCCGGTTTCGGTTCTGTTGACTCTGCCGCGAAAATGTTGGGCAAGGCTTTGAACGATCCCATTAAGGGAATCACTGCCCTGTCGCGTGCCGGTGTCACATTCACTGACCAACAAAAAAATCAAATCAAGGCGCTCACGGAGTCTGGTGATTTGCTTGGTGCTCAGGCATTGATCATGGCGGAAGTCGAGTCTCAGGTGGGTGGCGTCGCTGAGGCTGCCGCGTCACCTTTCGACAAACTTAATGTGATGCTTGGCAATTTCATGGAAACTGTGGGCGTCGCCGTACTGCCCGCGATCAATAAAATTGTTGACGCGCTGGGGCCGATCCTTGATCAATTGAGTGGGCCGCTCACTGCCGTCGCTGGCGAACTCGCGACACTGCTAGTTGGGGCGTTCGATCAGCTGCAACCCGTCCTGACTCCACTTTTGAAAGCCATTGTGGACATTGTGGCGGCGCTTGCTAGTGGTTTCCTTTCCGCCATTGTCGCTCTTGTTCCTGCCTTGATTCCTCTTGTGACAATTATTGGGGAACTTGCGACTCGCATTGCCCCAATTCTTGCGCCGCTTCTCGGCAAAATTGGTGGCCTGTTTGGTTTGCTTCTTTCTGCTGTCACGCCACTGCTTGGGCCGCTTGCGGATTTGATCATGAACCTTTTGAACAATGCCACCCCGATTCTTGATCTTGTGATTGGCGCGTTCACGAGTTTGGTTACTGCACTGGCTCCGGTGTTGAGTTCTTTGACTTTGATTCTGCCGTTGTTTTCTCGACTGATCAATGTCGAGTTGGCGGCGATCATGCCAATTTTGGAACCGCTGCTACCAATTTTTACACTCTTGGCGGAAATGCTTGGCACTGAGTTAGTGATGGCTATTGGTACTTTGATGGTGGCGTTGGGTGGAATAATTTTCGCTTTTGCAAAAGTTGCATCCTTTATGTTGAAAAACTTTACGCAACCTATTGCGGAAGCGTTTCTCAACATGGTGGGACAGATTCTTGATGGCGCGAAAACTTTGGCCGGGTTCATTCCCATTCCGGGAATTGAAGCGAAAGTCGACGAAGCGATCACGGCTTTTGATGGTTTGAAGCGTGGCGTGTCTGACGGTATTCAAGGGGCCGTGGACACGATCTCTACTGAGGGTGTCGCTATCGGTCAGGAGATGGCTGACGCTGGCTTAGCGATGTTCCTTGACCCGACGGCGCCCCGTGCTGCCGGGTCAACGTTCGGTCAAAACATTGTGTACGGCATGAGCACTGCACAGGCTGCCGCGATCCGTGAGGGTGAAGCGTTGGGTGCCGCGTTCGCCGCGATGGCTACCGGTAAGCCAGTGGAGACCACATCGATGGCCGCGCCCGCCGCCGCCGTCACCTCGAGCGGCGCCGCCGCTAAACCAGAGAAGCCTAAGGACCCATTCAAAGATTTCAAAGCAGGGCTACAAACCTCAGTCGATCAGCTGAAAGCCCGCGCCCAACTCATCGCCGCCGGTGTCCCACAGGCCCTAGCCGATTCCATTGTCGGGGCAGAGGGATTCAAAAAAATTACAAACATTCTGCTAAAGGGTGGACAAGCCGCACTCAAGTCTTTTGTAGATTTGTGGGCTCAAGGCAGTGAAGGGCAAGCCGCGATCGAGGCTGGCGTCGACGCCATGGTGACAACTATCCAAAAACGTCTCGATGATGCGAAAGAACAGGCGAAAGAATTCGCAAGGATTGCGCAAGGGTTTACCAAAATGGTTTTGGATACGCGAAAGATTGGGACTTTTCAACCCGCCGCGGGTGTGCCAATTACGGGTGAGGGAATCGTTGCGAACATTACTCAACGTCTAGCGATGGTGCGAGAGTTTGGGGCGGCGCTAAATCAACTCGGCACACTCGGATTGAATAAGGGTAGTCGACTTGAGATTTTGGGTATGGGTCCGATTGATGGTCTCGCGTACGCGAAAGCCCTTGTCGCTGCCGGATCGAAAACGATCGGTGACATCAATACTTTGCAAGGCCAGTTTGTTACCCCGGCTAATGTGCTGGGAAACATGGGTGCCGAGTTGCAAACAAAAACTACGGCTGCCGCGCTCGAGGCAAAAACTAATTTTGACATTAGGCCGGGTGGCATTGTTATTAACATCAATGGTGAAATTGATGGTGCGGTTCGTCAGCAGTTGACTGACGCGGTGACTGCCGCATTCCGTGAGGTTGGCCGTGAACAGCGTAACCGTGGAAGGGTTGGCGTCCGATGACCGTTGGCACCGCATATCCAAGTAATGAACCCACACGGCTCACCGGTAGTTGGGCAGCGTACGGCACGAGTGTCGCCCAAGTGTGGGCCACTTATGCCCAGTCGTATCTCAGCGACTCAAATGACTTGACGTGGGTTCAGTCGACCGCGTTACCGAGTGGCGGCGGTAACTCCGTTATTACTTCCGCACTAGGGAACACGTCAATTGGCTCGAGTCAGATTGTGCGCGTGCGTGGCGTGGCCCGTTTCGGTGGCAGCGGAACAATCGCATCATTCCGTGTTCTCGACAGTGACAACAATATTGTTAGTGAGGCAGTCGGGCCCGTGAGCGGCGCATCCGTGAAAGCCTACGCGGGCCCCTGGGCTTTTAATCCTACGGGCGGAACAGTGTGGGCCGCTGGCACTGTCGACGCCATGACCATGCGGACAGCGACAAACTCGACGTCACTTCAGATTCAACAGCTGCGGCTCGAGTATGACTATTATGCGACGCCCGCGGGTACGCCAGTATCGGGGACGGCTAACACTGATCGGCCTGTGATCTCATGGAATTATGTGCAAGCGGATTCGCTTGTGCAGTCTTCCGCTCACGTCAAAGTGTTTTCCACTGCTGTCACGGGTGGCGCCGGTTTCGATGCCGGTACGTCGACATATTTGTTTTCGACTGTGGTCGCGGGCGCGGGAACTACTGTCACACCCGGTAGCGCGATTCTCGTTAATGCCCTCGTGTACAAACCTTATTTGCAAGTGATCGCGAATTCGTTTGGTGTTCCGGTGCGTAGCGCGTGGACTCCCGCTGTCGCTAATTCCACGGCATCGTTTACGTCTCCGACTGATCCGACGCTTTCGGCAGTGTGGTCCGATACCACTACAGGAACGGCACAAAAGGCTTTTGTGGTTACGATCGCTGGTTCGGCATCGCCTTACCGTTATAACCTTTTCCGTAATGATGTGCAGATTGTGTCCGGTGCCACGATGGCAGCGAACGGCACGACGGTTTACATTGACCGGGGCCGTAACCCTGTTAGTGCGTTCACGCGCTACGCTGCACAAATCGTTACCGGCACCGCAGCCACTCCACAACTGTCGTCCGGCACGACATTGTTTTCCTTGAGCACTACCTATTCGACAACTTGGGAGATTAGTAACGCCGACGGGACCGCGCTAGTTACTGACTACGCTTCCCCTGTTTCGAGTATCGCGTTCACTAAGTCTGAAGCGAACGCCGTATTCCGTCCGCTCAACGCCACTAAGTCCGTTGTCGTGTCTGGCTCGATGACTGGCGACGATGGAACTATTGAATGGGTAACGTCGACGCATTCACAATGGCAAACCGTGTATGACTTGCTGACGTATCAAGGGCCGCTAAGAATTTCGTCACCGTTTAAAAGTGTTGACGGTGGCCCGGAAACTTATGTGGTCCGGCTGACGTCGCGTGATTGGAAACCGGACGGCACACCGGGTGGGCCAGTGCGCAGGGTGACGGCGAATTTTGTTGAGGTTGACCCGGTCGACACGTCGGTCGTGTGACATGGCGTACCCAGTTAGCGCGGACTTCCGGACCTACATTGCAGGCACGCACGAGGTTACCGTTGTCGCACAAATCTGTGACGTGTCGGGAAACATTCTCGCGACACTAAAACCTATTGACGGAACCGTGACCGTCGACATTGATCGTGCCGTACGTCGCGACGCGGGCGACTTACAACTCATCGATCCCGACGGCACACTCAGGCCGCTAAACGTTAATGATTTGTTGAGCCCGCTCAATGGTTACGAGCTGCGGTTGTATCGAGGCGTGACCTATCTAGACAACACCACAGAACTTGTCCCGCTTGGCGTCTTCAATTGGGCCTTGGCATCGATCATGGAAACGGGTTCCGGTGTTACGTTGTCTCTCGGCCAATTACAGGACCGGTCGGTGCGTGTATCGCGTGCGCGGTACGCGACACCAATTAACGTTGTCGTCGACTCAACAGTCGAATCCGTTATCAAACTAATTTTGGAACAGGCTTGGCCAGATATCGAGTTCGCTGGCGGTGCACTACCCGACACGGGTAAAACGATTCCGGCTTGCGCGTTCGGTGTCGAGGGTGATTCGGACCCGTGGGAGGACGCCCGGAAACTAGCCGACGATCAGGGGTTTCGTTTATATTTTGATGCCCTGGGGTATTGTGCGATGAGTCCGATTCTTGGCGCGGACGAAGTGACCGCCGTAGTTTCGTACGGTGAAACGTATGGAACGTTTATGCTCACTAGCCTAAACAAAACTTGGGACACGTCAGACACTTTTAATGGCGTGATCGCCGTGGGTGAAGGGTCCGGGCTGGCAGTCCCGTTTCGTGGCATCGCGTGGGATGAGGACGAAAACTCACCGACATATTATCTAGGCAATTTTGGTAAACGGCCCCGATACTTTTCGACACCACTTCTCTACACTCAAGCCGCCGCCGATGACGCCGCATCAAAGCAACTAAAGAAAACTCTCGGCCTGACAGAACGTGTCACGTGGTCACAGCTTGTTGACCCTAGCCTCGACGTCGACGACGGAATTAATCTGCAAGATTCCGCGCTAGGCATTGACCGGCTTTACCGTATTGACCGGCTAACGATTCCGCTGGCCGCCGGTAGCGAAATGTCAGCCGACGCCAGAACTCGAAGGGTGACAAGTTAATGGACGTTTCTAGGTTCCTTGCCGACTTTTCTTCCGCGTCTGCTGGCTCGAGGATGCGGTTCGGTCAGGCCCGTGTGAGGTCGGTAGACACGGACCCGTCGTACACGCTGCAAAAGGGGCAAGCGGTTATCGTGCCAGCCACTGCCGAATGGGGTGTTTCCGAAATTGTGGCGCCATATTTGGGTGAGTATCCGCCGCGCCCGGGCGGGTCATGCTGGTACGTGACTGACGGTGTCGACAGAATCATTCTCGGGATGGTGGCACCGGATGGGCCACCGGCTGTCAGCATCTCCCTAACATCGGCGACCGCGACTACCACAGCCACTAACTCGACAGTGGCCATGACTACGGTCGATTATGACCCGTGGAATATGACGGCGACTTCCGGAACTGGGATCACTATTCCTGTAGGCGGCATGTATGCCATCACAGGATTTCAAACTTATGCCGCTAACGGTACGGGCTACCGACAAATCACACTGAGGCGCAACGGGTCTAACCTCGAATCCGTGCGAATACCCACCACCACGGCAGGCAACCCCATCATTAACGCATCGATGCCTGGGTATCCGCTCAATAAAGGCGACATCATTTCGATGATTGGTCAGCAAACTTCCACCGGAAACCTAAACATGAACGCCGCTAGTTTGTCAGTGCAGTACGTGGGCCGCCGCCGCACGTCGGGTACCGGCGCCGATGTCATGGTCGATGGAAACTTTGCCTCATCGTCGCTCAACGTTAGTGACGAATCATATTGGTTTACCGAGGTTGCTGGCGCTAGCGCCGCCGCTCTTGACACGACAAACCTCTATTCATCGAACATCAATTCCGTGAAGTTCACGGCAGTCACGTCGACGACAAACTATCTGTTTACTACACAAAGCATTCCGTGCGTTCCGGGACAAAAGTACACGATCTCGATTGCGCTTAAGGCTTCCGTCGCGATGACTCAGGCGACGGACGTTGACACCGCGATTGGACTTTATGGCGCGGTATCGGGTCCACCTAGTGAGGACCGGTTGGGCTGGGGAACATTCATTTCCACGAGCAATACGCTCCCGAATTTGACTACCTCGTATGTAGTACAGGCAGGGACGGTCACTATTCCGGCAGACATTTTTGTTGTGCGTCCAGCCTTTTCCGTCAGACGCATCGCCGCCTCCACACAATCAGTATGGGTCGGCAACATAACAATGACCGAAATAATTTCCTAACCCTCCGACACACAACCGAGGAACATAATGCCCGAATGGCTCGATACCCCGGCGGAACTTTTAACCGCGATCATGATTGCCACCGCCGCACTAGGCGCCCT